TAAATCAACACTTGTTTGTTGAATGTGCTTTGGTTTGTAATCTGATTTAGATTGAAATTTGTGAGTGTAACGCTCAAGTTGAGGTTTACCTTTGTTGTCATAGGTCAATAGACCTTGTGCCGTAGCTGTAATTTGATTCTTCATTTTTGTCATTTTTAGAGTAAATAATGGATACCATCACAGTTAAGTGATATGATTGTCAGAAAAAAAGGACCTGTATTTCTACAAGTCCTATAAGTTAAAGTTAAATGTTTAAAGTTTAATTACTGGTGTATCTATATCTACGCATTGAGATATGATTTGAACCAATATAATAGGCATAATTGCAAATGGAGACAATAGTAACATTAAAATGTCAGCAACAGTTAACATACGTGCTTGAGATAATGTCATAATTGAAAAAATTGTTCCTCCTAAGTAAGAGAATAACAAATAAATCTGTAGTGCTAGCATTGTTCTTTTGGTTTTTGTTGTACAGAATCCTGTACAGAATCTTGTACAACTGGTTTTTGAATTTGTTCTTGTTCTTTTAGGTATTTATCATACCAATAAGCATCGTCAAGATGTTTGTTTTGAATTGATTCTTCTTCACGCATTAGCATGAATACTTCTTTCATTTTTCCCATGTGTATCTAATTTGTTTAGCTTAATACATTTTTGTTCTGGGGTACAGGTGTTGATCAGAAAGTATTCATTCTCTGTGTCAAACAAATACTCAGGATGTACAGATGACATTGCATCTTTCATTTGAAAGAAACTTTGTCTTCTACAATTGCGAGATTGTCTGTTTAAAACAAGAATTTCATACCTTGTTTTTGGTGGAGTATCAATTTCTTTAACAGATTTGATAAATTCTGATACACCATTACTAAAAGTTCTGAGAGAGTTCTCTAACTTTTGTGACATAATTTGGAGCTTCTGCATAATTTTCTTTTAAGTATTGATAATAACCTTCTTCAGTTTTTATACTTGTTAGGAAGGCACATTGAAACAAAGCATAATCAACAACGCTTTCACGCCAATGACCATACATAGCATGACCTAATTCACTTCCAAGGTTTGTAGTAGCACGAACACGTGCTTGCTTCATACCAAATAGGTTGTGGTTAAGAGTAAAGATTTTTGAATTAAAGTTACCTGTTTCAAGTATTGCTTGAGCATATACTATGTGAGGAAACTTAATGTTCAGTTGTAAGAGATACTCTTTAAACTTTTCTTTTGAGAATTTGTCATTCTCTTGAATAACCATCATGCGTTCTTCTGGTGTTACAACGGCATGTTCATAATCATAATAACCTCTATAATGTCCAACGACATAAGATGTTAATGATGCAAACACAATTGCAAGCACAATGAAGAGACTTAGTTTAAGAAACACACCTTCATACTTGAGGGAATCTTTGTTGAATTTGTAAATCATTTTCTGAGAATTTATGTGAAACAATAATTTAAATATTAATACAGGGACCTTGAAGATAACGTTTTATCTATCTTGTCAGAACCTGATTGTTTTTTGCTTTGTTCCCAAGGGAGCTTTTTATTACCTGAAACAAAGTCTTTTTGTAACCATACTGGCTTCACTTCACAACATACTTCTTATTTGAGTATGTGTGTATGAATTTAAAAGCAAGCAGTTCACTCTAATAAACTGCTTTGACTTACCAACATGATTACTCCTTCAGCACAAAATATGTAGTCAGGACAGGATTCGAACCTGTGACGTTGCAACCATTAAGGATGTGATCACCTCTTTCACATTACGCAATACCTGACTATATAACACTCTATTTTATCCAACTACAAGTGTTATGGCTGTCCCTATTGCTAGGTTAGGAATAGACTTATGAGAGTACGTTATTCTTTACTTCTCTTTGATATTTTCCGCAGATAGTCAATCTAAATAGAGCCTTTCCCTATCAGAAGTTCCACATGAGGAATCACCTCACTTCTCATCATATTGGACATACTATTTGGTAATGAGCCAAATCGCGTGGTCAAGATAGGACTTGAACCTATGCGGGAGCACATATCCCTCCACTTGACCATTGTTATACACCTTCTTCAGTGTATGCGTATGTTGTTAGCTAACATATAAACTGCATTGTTTCATCACCACTTATGCTATGGTCTTATAGCAATAATAGAACCTTTTCTGTCTTATTAGTTTGACTAAGTAAGGTTGTTCTGCATTTATGATGTTGTCAAGAGGATAATTAATAAAATTATCTGACTCATCTCTTATGTAAAACAATACCTTATCATCATTTAATAAGTTTACTAAGCTCCATAGATTGTTAATAACTAAGTACTTGTCATACAAATGTCCTAATTTTGAGGGTTTGTATAATTTGTACATCTTGCGGTTGTTTTGATACTTATACATCTTTGTATATGCTTTATCAATAGCATGCCATTTTGTATGAGCATAAACAGATTCTTTGTAAACTTGCCCATCAGGCAATGTAACTTGAATAAGAAAGTTCTTCATTGATTCCATAATTACTTGATTTGAGGGTTTTTTAAAGATTGCGGATGCTCTTATGCTATAGAGAGAGATAACACTAATTATCTTAAACTTACTATAGAAGAAACATAAGAAAGAACATATGAAACTTTGAAAGAAACATATCACTTTGTTGCTCACTGTGTAAGCATATCTGTCTGTTATAGCTATTTACTATACACTACAACATGTTTTTGAGAGAATATTTTTTGACTAATATATGTGGGAGAGGAGATTAGCCACCTCCTTTCACGCACATAAATCTTTTATAATCAATGAGTTACAAAGAAGTTTTGTACATCTTTGTGAGTTTGTCGCACAACACCTATTGTTTTAAAGAATGATAAGAAAAAAACTGCAGTAAGTACAGAGCATTACACTCTATACCTACCACAGTTATAAACCAATTATCCTAAATTTGCTGTAAGAGCAGGTTGTATTTTACCTTCTGCCTTTACAACTACGTTGTCATGTGCTACTTTAACGTCTGTATCAGAACCGTTAGCATCATAACTTGTGAAGCGTAGAATGCGTTCTCCACCAACAGTTAACTCTTGACCATCTGCACCTGCACGTTTTACATACTGTGCAATTGCATCTTCATAAGCTAACTCTTTGTTAAAGAATTTATCACTAATAGCTTGAGGCACTTCTGACTCAAGATATTCTTTTACTACAATTGCACCTGGCAATTGCAAAGTTTTGTAAGCGCTAACAAACTTGGTTAACAAGTCCATTTTTGCGCGTAATAGAGTAGAGCGGTTGCTCTCTCTTACCCAACCACCATCAACGGTGATAGCAGTTTGTTGAAGCTGAACATAACCATAGTCAGCATTGTTTTTGTAGGCTGTGATTACACTGCCAGTTTTTGAGTTAGGGATGATTTGTACTTGAGACATAATCTGTTTTTTAAATTGTTAATACTAAAATAAAGAGGGGGTTTAGGTGTTGTTGTATTCAAGGGTAATTAAGGCGTTGAGTAGGACTTGAGGAAAAAACTGTTCTGTTGTTTTTGTCTTCATGTTAAGCAGTCACCTCAGTGTGTTTATTTGGAAAAAACTGTGGCTGAGGAGTTTATTCCCCAGCCAGCAGTCTTGTTAATTAAGCAGGTAATGCAGCAGCATTTACATTTACAATGCGTGATGCAGCAATAGCACTAACATTGTCATGTGCAACGCGTACATCTTGGTCTACACCAGATGCATCATAGTCTGCAAAGCGCAAGATACGCTCACCACCAATAGTTAATTCAATACCGTCTTTACCAGCACGTTTAACGTAAGGTGCAATAGCATCTTCATAGTCTACGTTCTTGTTCAAGCGTGATTGAAAGTTCTCAGGTAGTTGAGACTCTGCAAATTCTCTTACTACAATACGTCCAGTAACACTTCCAGATTTACCAAAGGTGTTAACAAACTTTTCTAATAAGCTTGTCTCAGCTCTAAGTAATGCAGTGCGTGTTGAGTTTCTAACCCAGCCACCTTCTACGCTCATTTCTTCAGATTGAAGAGTTACGTATCCATAAGCAGGATTGTTCTTGTAGGTGTTTACTAAAGCACCAGTTTCAGTTGGTTTAATTTGAACTTTGTTCATAATTGATTTGATTAAAGGGTTAAATGATAAATTGTGAGTGAATAATAAGGGATTTAAGGTGTTGAAGATTGTGGGAGAGTTATGCCTCTTCCCACAACCATGAGCCAGTAGCTATTATGTAACCAATACCAGTAAAGACATTGAATATCCACATTGGCGTAGAGTTACTTACCTCACTAAAGGTTAGTGAAGTTAATAGAGAGATACTACCAGCAAAGGCAGCAGTTACAATTGTCACCATGACAACAGGGATTACAAGCCATGCAACTATCTGTACAGGCATAATCATTCTTTTTAAAGGATGCTTCATATGATTTATTTAGAGTGATGAATTACTATTTGTAATGGGGATTAAGGTGTTGTATCATAGGTCTTATATACAGTAAACACAGAGACACTCGTGTAGAATATCTCTGTGTGTGTTCTGTTCTGGTGACACTGTCTCAGTGTCTGTCTTCCCTGCAGTACTCAATGAAGTACTGGTACGCTTCTCTGCATGACTTTGCAAGGATTGAGTGTCCAGAAATTAGATACCAATGATACATAAGTTATAATTTAATGTGCTGAATCACATGGGGGTATAGGTGTTGTGTTTTATGGTGGGGGGTTGTTACTATAGGGAGTACTCACTCTCTAATCCTTGCATGGGGGGTAGTTCCAGTAGAGTTCAAAAAAATATTTGTTATAGCTCATTTTGTCACAAATTTGATCTATAAATGTTACAGCAGTGAGCTATATATTCAGAAGAATTTCCTATATTATAAGTGAGATTGTTAGACATTTAAAAAATATATACTATGGCAAATTATTATGCGTTCACAAAAAATGGCAAACCTGTATTAGGAAGTCCTATACAAGGTAAGAAACCAAAAGGGGGCAAGAGTGTTCCTATCTTCTTAGGAGAAGATTGTCTTGTTCAAGTAACTCCTTCTTTCCCTAATGAAGGTGATAGCTATCCAGAAGTTGACAGCTACAGATTGAACTTTTACATAAGTTCAGATCCTTATACTTTTAGTATGAGACTGGGATATGTTTACCATGGTTCTAGATTAACCAAGCAATCTTTTTTAACAAGCATAAACGCTAAGTTTGGTAAAATGCTTGAGTTCAAGTTTATTGGAGATGACTTGTTTATTGTAAGAAGTTTTGTAGGTACAGTTAATGAACCTTTCATCAACTTTATAATTGACTAAAGAAACACATTAAAACAAAGAACCCAGGTCAATAGCCTGGGTTTTTTTAGTTAGAAGTTTTAAGGAGAATGTCTACTGTGTCTGAGAGTTCAACTTCATAGTGCCAATTGTCATCTGTGCTTTGACAACATTTATAAATTAAAGCTCCATCTCCAGAAATTAGAATACCAATTACAATGCGAGGTAGTTGTTCAATGTCAGTCTTAAGATAGACAATAGCACCAATCTGAAATTTATTATGTATATGCATGCTATAAGTTTCTAGTTTAATCTTGAAAAGGTTCATCTACATAGTAGATCTTAGAAGGGTTTACTTTGATTTTATTCAGTATATATGTTGAGTTCTTAGTCTTGAAGCGTAACTCATTTGCAGATACCTTTTCAAAACTTTCAACTGAAGTGGTTAACCATGTGTATGATAAACCATGTTCAGAATCTATTATACAGGAAAACCCAACCTGTGGTCGTGCAAATATCTTTTTAAATGTTCCATTCTTTTTCCATTTAATCCACTTAACAGATTTACCCATAATGATCTTGCCATCTTCTACTCTTGTTAAAGAATACTTAACACCTGTTCTACATACTAAACATTCTTGACCAAGCATCTCCTGCTTGCCTAGCATCGCATCTTTTTCAAATTGTGACATGGTAGCCCCTGTCTTAATTATCCCTCTGCATTTGGAACATAAGAGGGCTCCTTGCCCCCCGTTAAATTTAAAGATTGCTTTCTGCATTATTTTTATATTTATTTCTTGTTCTATCTCCTATAGGAAGAGGATCCCCAGCTTCATCTATTCTGACAAATCTCATATTTGTATGTAAGATTACAGATTGAGTACCTGAATATACATTGTGTGCCCTAGCTTCCATGTACAAAGTTGCAGATGTTTGACCTATAAGTATTATCTTCCCATAGATTTTAACTAGCTGACCTTCCTTGGCAGGCTTTTTAAATACACATTTGTCTATGAGAACAGTGACCATCCGTGGAGTATCACATTCTTCCATAGCATATCCAGCTGCAGCAGCATCCATCCAAGCTAAAAGCTTACCACCAAATAAATTACCATGAAACCCTAAATCAGACTTCTTTATTGGGTGGGTTGTTATAAGTACCATTCCTTCCATACAACAAAAATAATAAAAAAATTTGTAAAAGTTAAACTTTTGAAGTATATTTGTATTGAGGTTACTATTAAACTAAACTTTAAAAATTAAGAAATGGCAACAGAAGAAACCAAAGAACCAACAAGAGATGAAGTTATTGCCTGGTATAACAGCCAGATAGAACTTGCCTCTCTACGTGCTCAACTTGCTGAGTTACAAGCCAAGGCTGTAACAGAAGAAGCTAAGCGTATTCAAGCTACTATAATGATAGCTAACATGACAACCCCTGACCATGAGGAGGGAACTGATGTACCAGGTGGAGCTGAGAAGTCAGAATGAAAAAACTAAACCTTACAAGTTTAAACTAACTTGTATTGTTATTTGAAATTTGATTTGTGTTTGTGGGGTTAAAATAGTCCCACAAACACTGAATCATCAAAACATTGTAAATACTAACACAAATAAATAAAAATCAAAATGGCAGAATTTAAAAAACTAATAGGTACTAGAGTATTACTTAGCAAACCTGTAAAACCAGAATCTAAAATCATGTTAGATCCTATCGCTGAAGCTCAAATGGAAGCTGAAATGATGGCTAAATGGACTGCACTAGAAGTGTATGCTATTGGTGATGAAGTAACAACTGTAGTAGCAGGTGACAAAGTATTTGTAGAAACTTATTCTTTGCAAGGTGCAGGAGTTGTTTCTATTGGTGAAGACTTAAAACTTATGATTGCAGAAAGAGACATCGCAATTATTTGGTAATATATCGCGGGGTAGACTGGAGTTGGTTCCAGCTTGGTCTCATAAGCCAAACCACGTGGGTTCAAATCCCACCCCCGCAACAACGGTGAATGCCATGCAGGACTAGCCAGTACCGCACTGATGTAAGTGTAAAAAAAGCATACCCATTCTATTTGGTGGAATAGAACAGTTAAGACTCACAAGTCTATAATGAGAGGGTTGTTCAGGTGAAAATCCTGAGTGAATGGTACATAAAATTAAAATATTAAAAACCATGGAAGTAAACAGAGTTCAAAAAAAGATTAGAGTTAGCTCTTATGAATTGGTTAAGTATCAGATTATTACAGAATTAATCTTCTTTAAGAAGGAGCATTTAATACCATCTGATATTGAACTATTAACATTACTTGCATTATGGGGACCTATTGAACTGGGTAAATTCTGTAATGCTGCTGCCAAAAGATTGTACAAGAATATTGAAATGGAAGAGTTTTCTGTGCGTGCACAAAACGTACGTAACAGAATGGCTAAGCTAGAGAAGCGTGGTATTGTACAAAAGATTAATGATAAGAAGAGACAAATACAAATATCTTCTTCATTAAACATTTATGGCAAAGGGAATGTATTGTTAGACTATAACATATTAGCAGTTGAATCCAATAAAGCGTAAGGAAATAACTAAGAAGACAGCAGAGTCTTTAGGTTTAGATCATCTTATGGTAGATGATGTAGTAGCATTTTTTTATAGAACAACTCAAAAGAAATTAAGTTCTGTAAATGCTCCATCCATAAACGTTCCTAACATGGGAACTTTTGTGCTTATGAGGAAACGTGTTGAAAACAAACTGGAAAAGTATATTAATTTTTTAAATAAAATAGATCCTTCTGAGTCTATTAGAATGTATGAAACATCACTACAAGTAAAAACTGATATAGAAAACTATACAGCAATACTACAAAAGATGGATCTAGAACAACAGAGAAAAAAAGAAGTAACCAAATTAAAAGAAAACTACTTAGACAATGTTGAATAATACAATTAAAATTTGGAAAGAACGCAACAAGATTTTTGAAGGTGTTAGAAATAACATATTTAAAAAAGAACACATTGAAGAGATTGCTTTCTCTAGAAATGAGATTTGCGTAAAGTGTCCTTACCTTGATGTTAAAGGAGACAAGTGTGCTGTCATTGGTACACAACCATGTTGTTCTGAATGTGGTTGTTCATTAAGATTGAAAACTAGATCTTTGGCATCATCATGTCCTAAAGAATTTTGGAGTGCTGTAACAACAGAACAGGAGGAAGACTTAATAAGACAGAGTATTAACAAAATAAGCTAATTATGAGTTTAGTATTTGAACCAAAAACCCACAGTTACACTTCAGTAGATCCTTCTGATAACACACGATGGATAAGTGTAACAACATTAATTGGTGCGTTAAAGCAACCATTTGATTCTACAAACATTGCAAAGAAATCATCTACAAGTAAAAAGAGTAAGTGGTTTGGAATGACAGTAGACCAGATACAGGGAGTATGGAAAAAAGAATCTGAAAGAGCATGTACACTAGGAAACTGGTATCATGACCAAAGAGAACAAGACATCACAAATTGTGATACCATAGTTCGCTATGAGAAAGTATTACCTGTTATAAGACCAATGCAGGATGAGCATGGTTTAAAGGTAGCATCTTCTCAAAAACTTATGGATGGTATTTATCCAGAACACATGGTCTACATGAAATCTGCTGGAATATGTGGTCAAAGTGATTTGGTAGAAGTGGCTGATGGGCATGTTCACATTACAGATTACAAAACAAATAAAGAAATTAAAACAGAATCCTTTAAGAATTGGGAAGGTGTATCTCAAAGAATGAATGCACCAGTATCACATCTTGACGATTGTAACTTAAATCATTATAATTTACAGTTGTCAATTTACATGTACATGATTCTTAAACATAATCCTAACTTAAAAGCTGGTAAACTAATCATACACCATATCTCTTTTGAAGAAGAAGATGAGAAAGATGACTTTGGTTATCCAGTTTCTAAGTTGAATGCAGAAGGAGAACCTATTATAAAAGAAATAGTACCTTATGAACTTCCTTACTTAAAGGATGAGGTACTTGCAATTATGACATGGTATAAGAATAATGCAGAAAAAATAATTAAAAAGAAACACTAATGGTAAAATTATTTGACTTAGATAATGGTGTACTTGTTCCAACAGAACATTGTTACACATTAGCATTTTTAAAAAGAATCATGGTAGAATATCCTGATAGTTACATGAATGTATATTCATACTTATTCTACATGACCTGTCCTAATCCTGATTTAAATCCCTTTTTTGACACACCTGAAAATGAAAAAGAAGAACTTATACTTACACAAATTAATGCAGACTTTTCTACAGAAGATGACTCAATTGTCGCTGCTATTGAATTATGCAAAAAACTTTATGAAACTCCTACATACAGGGCTTTTATGGGTATTAAACACATGCTTGATGGCTTGGCAAAATATATGGAAACGACTACCATTGAGCACGGCAGGGATGGTAACATCAATTCTTTGGTTAATGCTGCAGCAAAGTTTGAGCAAATACGTCTATCGTTCAAAGGGGCGTATAAGGATCTCATGGAAGAGCAGAAAAGCCAGGTACGAGGAGGCCAACACCTTGCGTATGACCAAGGTTAAACATTTTAAACAACAAACACAACATATGGACATATCATGCTATGATTGGATTTTTCATTACAATGGGTACAACTCTACTTGGACAGGTTTCCATAGAGATGACAGTCTTGCTTATTGGAATGGTAGTGAATCAAAATACGCTATTATAAGATCAAGTAAAATTGAAACAGTACAAGAGATCATTAAGAAAACAGAAGGTAACAAAATACTATTAGATGAGCTTACACAAAGAACTGGAAACAAACAGAACTACTAGAGTGGAAGTAGTACATGTATCTGATGGGTACATTACAACAAGAGTTGTAAAAAATACACCATCAAAAGGTGATTGGATTGCTATTGGTTCAGAAACGTATGTTGTCAAACAAAGAATCTGGAACTATAGTGATGGACAAACACTCAAGTTAATTGTAGAAGACCCTAAAGAATAATTATGTATTTAAGTGTACCAACATATGATGTTAAAACTGAATCATGGTCATATACTGACTTTGAAACAAAAGAATTATATGTAGAATTTTTATGGTCAATTTTTAAAGAGCCAGGAAAATACGAGTTTGATGAAACATCATTGTTGTTTAATCAGGAAGCTAGAAGATTTAATAAATACAAATTATTTTGTACAGCTCCACTAAGAACAAAAGACTACATACAATATTGGGATGACCAAAAAGAAAAATGTAGAAAAGGAGTAATTTATAAAGGTGAGAAAAACACATGGCTCTTGGCAAGAGACTATTACATGTGGATAAATTTTTTACCTATTTACAATAAGGAGGTGGCAAAGTTTACCTTTGCAGATGTAAGGGACGCCCAATACCATATGGCACTGTATGAAGAAATTGCAAAGCATTCTTCTCAACATGCTGCTATATTAAAGAAACGTCAGATAGCATCCTCTTATTTCCACGCAGGAAAAATGATTAACTTATTTTACTTTGAGGAAGGTGCTATAAACAAAATGGCTGGTTCCCTAAAGGATTACATAAATGAAAAAGGTACTTGGCGTTTTTTAGAAGAATATAGAAACTTCTTAAATACACATACTGCATGGTATAGACCTTGTAATCCAGATAAAGTTTTAAACTGGGAACAAAAAATTGAAGTTAATCAAGGAGGAAAAAAACGTGATGTTGGATTAAAGTCTGTAATATTTGGACTTGCCCTTGAAAAAGATCCAACAAATGGTGTAGGGGGTCCTTGTACATTCTTCTATCATGAGGAGGCAGGGATTGCACCAAAGATGAATGAGACAGTGGAGTACTTGCTACCAGCAATGAAATCTGGTATGACATATACAGGTATGTTTGTAGCTGCAGGATCAGTGGGAGATTTGGAACAATGTGAACCATTGAAAGAAATGATCATGAATCCTATCTCTAAAGATGTACTTGCAGTAGAAACAAATCTTGTTAATGCTGAAGGAGAGATTGCTAAGTGTGGTTTATTTATTCCAGAACAATGGTCAATGCTACCTTGCATAGATGAGTATGGTAACTCTTTGGTAGAGAAAGCATTGGCAATGATTGTTGAAGAAAGATTAGAATGGAAAAAGAATCTTAAACCTGAAGACTATCAGTTACGTATTTCTCAGAAACCAATTAACATTGAAGAAGCTTTTGCCTACAGAAAAGTATCTAAATTTCCTTTACATCTTTTGACAAAACAGATTAGAAGAATTGAAGATCAAGAATACTTTAGAGAATTTGTAGATTTATCAAGAGATGAGCATGGTAAAATTGTTTCAAAAGAATCACGTAAACTTCCAATATCAGAATTTCCTATATCACCTAAGACAGTTGATAAAGAAGGAGTTGTAGTAATTTATGAAAAGCCCTGTAAAGATCCTCAGTTTGGAACTTACTATGCTTCCATTGACCCTGTGTCTGAAGGAAAGACTACTACGTCTGATTCATTATGTTCTATCTTTGTATACAAGACAGCACAGGAAGTCACAAAACACAAAGCTGACGGTACAATTGAACAACATATTGAAAGAGATAAGATTGTTGCAGCATGGTGTGGACGTTTTGATGACTTGAACAAAACACATGAACGTCTTGAAATGATAATTGAATGGTACAATGCTTGGACAATTGTAGAAAATAACATAAGTTTGTTTATTCAATACATGATATCAAGAAGAAAGCAAAAGTACCTGGTTCCAAAAAGCCAGATATTATTTCTTAAAGAACTGTCTAGTAACACAAATGTGTTTCAAGAATATGGTTGGAGAAACGTTGGAACACTATTTAAAACCAATCTTATATCATATGCTATCCAATTCCTAGAAGAAGAGTTGGACCAAGAAACAATGGCAGATGGAACTATTGTAAAACAAACATATGGTATAGAAAGAATACCTGATATTATGCTGTTAAAGGAAATGGCAGCATATAGAGAAGGACTTAACGTGGATAGACTAGTGGCATTCTGTGCTTTAGTAGCATTTGCCAAAGTTCAAGAATCAAATAGAGGATACTCAAAACGCATTGAAAGAGATGATTCTAATTTGGATAAATCAAATAAAAATACTAAATTAAGAGTGAGTCCTTTTCGTCACATGGGGAATGAGAA